CTACGAGAATGAGACATTCTTTGAGGTGCCTCGTTTCATGTTGCCCAACATTGACTTTAAGAACTTGATGGAGGACGACAAGATTACGGACAAAACGAAAAAGACCATCTGGAAATACCTCCAGCTCATATTGTTTGCCGTCTTGGAACAGGTCGAGAACAAGGATTCCTTTGGAGATACCTCCAAATTGTTCGAGGCCATTCATCAGGAAGACTTACACAAGAAGATTATGGAGACGATGGGCGAGATGAAGGACCTCTTTACGCCACGTGACATTTCAGGCGAAGGCATTTCAGGTGAAATCCCGACATCCCCTTTTGAAGACCCAGAGAAAATCAAGAGCCATTTAGAAGGATTGATGGACGGGAAGATTGGGTCGCTGGCCAAGGAGATTGCGATGGAGGCCACCAAAGAACTGGGCGACGTCGAAGACAAGGACGAGTTTATGAAGCAGCTCATGAAAAACCCTACTAAAATCATGGAGCTTGTCAAGAATATCGGAACCACATTGGAGACAAAGATTAAGAAGGGAGACCTCAAGGAGAGTGAACTTCTGGAAGAGGCTGCCGAGATTATGAAGAAGATGACGATGATGCCTGGGATGAAGGAGATGATGAGCAAGATGGGGATGGGAGGTAAGATGGATTTCAAGGGAATGAGCAACAAAATTCAAGAAAATATCAAAATCACCAAGACCAAGGAACGACTCCAGCGAAAACGAGAGGAGCGGGCAGCAGCAAAGCCCGAAGGGCGGGCAGAAGCAGGTCCTGAGCCGATTATCACAGAAAAGTCAGCCGATACTTTTATCGTGGACGTAGACGGGTCCAAGCCCGCCAAGAGCAAAGGCAAGAAGAAAAAGAACAAGAAATAATCATGCTTAAAATATAATCATGTATATATATGAACTTTTGGGGGGATAATCCAACCTTACTCTTTGACTCGAGATATATACAAGAGATTTGGATTTATGACGGGATGGACCGAAACCAATCCCTGAATGCTTTGTCTCGACTTATCATCGTGTTGTCTGTGATTGGATTTGCTTGTTTCAATCGTATTCTCTTTCTTGTCATAGGAGGTATCTTGTTAGGTTGTATCGTTCTCTTTCACAATAGCCAGAAAGAGAACTTTGATACTGAATTGTCTGACTACCAGCGCATCGACCAATCTAATCCCTTGAACAATGTCTTGATGCAAGACTACAAATACAATCCCATGAAAACGGCGGAACCCAAGGACTATGGCGAACAAAAGGAAAAGAGTATCAACGACAAGACCAAACAATTTATTTTACAGGAAAACAAAGGCAATTCTCAGATTGGAGACCTGTTTAAAAATAAAGCAGACCAATTCCAATTTGAACAGTCTTTAAGACCGTTTCATACAAACCCGGTTACGACGGTAGACCAGTCTGAATACAAGGATTTTTTAAAATACTGTTACGGGGTGTTGCCGTCGGATAAGCCGCTACGCATCTTTTAATTTGATTTCTAACTTCTAACTTCTGATTTCTAAATTTAATTTTGTCTCGGATAAAAATCCGAGACAAAATCTGTAAAGGCTAAAATAAAATATCTCTTTACAACTATATGAGTGTTGTGGATTTCCAATTTGACCAGTTGAGCCGAATCGGGAATGACGCCGTGACCAATACCCAGAAAGGCATTATGAACCAGCACTATTCGAATTACAACCTCATGAATCCTTATACCCAGTCCTGTAATACGACCCTAGAGTTTGCCACGAGCCAGCCCAATCTCTTTTTCAGGGGCACGTATGGCGTCGGACCCAACGGGTGCAATGTAGAGCAATCGACACAGTTACAACAGAGCAAGAATACGACCAACAATATCAAGGTTTCACTTCACCAAAGACCTTACCTGTCGGTTCCCTTTTTAGGGCGCGGGAACGTGAATGTCGCGGCCGAGAACGAGCTCAAGTTCGGCGATACCTTTAAAGAGAAAAAGAGCGTGATTCAGATGTCAGAGACGGATTATCTTCCTTTGGAGAGTTTTCCTCTTTACGACAAGGACGTGATGGTCAAGAAGAGTGGCCTGGAGTCGGGTTGGTTTGTCGGCACAGACACACGCGAACTCTACAAACAAAACACACCCAAGGCATAAAAAATATAAATATACTATCTAGTATAATGGCTTCTACGCGCAATCTGAATACCGCCCTGGACTACCAATCCGAGAAACGGAAAGACCAACAACATCTTGCCTACAATACCTTTCGAGGATTTGGTGTAAATCATGCGCCGACTCTCTTCACCAACGGTCCCAATCCTTCCATCTATGCCGGCCAACTCGATGGTAATGCGATTGACGTAGAGTCGATGCTTCGAGGTATACGTTCCACCAATTTAGAAGGGACATCCTTCAAGGCTTGTCCCTGTCCTGTCATGCTCCAGGAAACATCGTATTACAAAAAGGTTCCATTGATGATGCCCGACCCTTATATCTCGTTAAATCGGGAACGCCCGAATTATTTAAACTAAACTAAGTATATATGGCGTTTACTCGATTTCACGATGACCCAGACCGTATCTCTCGAAAATTAACCGAGTCCACCCAAATGGGCATCTATCATTTAAATACCCCAGGTAATGGCATGTCGAACCCTTACATCGATGACGTTCATGTTCGCTTGCAGAAATGGGGCGCCAATCTACAGACGAACGGATTTGAGGTGAGTCAGTCTTTACGACCCAAGACCCTGAGTCGAGATGCGATTCCGTATACCAAACCTCAAACTCGCTCCAACTCGTATGGAACAAGCACATTTGCCGTCGATGAGTCGCGCACCTCACTTCCTGCCTGGACTTTCCGTGAAAAGCCGCAAGCTCAATATGCTTTTTTACCACTAAATCCACAAGCCAATCTCTTTTTCAAGTTTGATAACAATTGCCCCACACGTATGCTCGAAAAAGATTATTATCGTTCTGCATACTATTAAAATATTTATTTATACTAATGGCTCAAATCGCAATACCCGTAGTCATGTTAGGGGCCTTGTATTTAATGTCCAACGACAAGTCTAAGAAAGAGGGATTTAAAGAACTCTCGGCCGCCAACGTCGAAGACTCCACGCTCCTGTTGAAGGATACCGAGAAAAAGGTGGTCAGTAAGTCTGCCACTTCGAAATATGGCATGAACAGTGATGGTGATTACTCACAGTATCAGGATAAGTATTTTACGCCGAAGCAAGAAGATTCCAAGAAGTTGTTTCGTTCCTTGGATGGAAATGACATCTTAACCGAGGATGTCAAACATAGCAACATGACAATGTTTTACAATTCGAAATCGTATGGTTCAAACTTTACCGACAATCAAATTCTGGATAGCAAGGATGGAAAAGGGTCACTCTTTATTGAAAAGAAAGAAATCTCGTCTTTTTTTAAGCCAACGGAGAAGGTGACGGCCGTGTTTGGAAATCAGAATCAAAATGACTTTTATCAGTCTCGTGTGCAAGAGTCGTCAAGACATGCAAACGACAAGCCTTGGCAGGAAATCAAAGACCAAAAGGGAAACAATGGGTTTAATTGGGGGCTCAACGAGCAACAGCGACCCAAGACGGTTGATGAATTACGCGTGGCAACCAATCCCAAGTCCAATTATGAGAATAACTATCAAGCCCCTGCCTATGACCCAAAACAAATTGCCACTTCTCAAGAACAAATGGGTAAGTTTATCAAGAAAACGCCTGAAACCTTCCGTGCCTATCATGGGGTAGAAAGCGCAGGTATTGCGGGTGGTATCGAGCGTCCTCGCAACAAACCCATTGAGATGTTGACCAAAGAAGAACGCGAAAGCACGACGTTTGAATATTATGGCGTGAAGTTGGGCGAGGAAATGGGTTATGCAAACAAGGGACAAGAGGGAACCGTCCACAAACAATCCTATTCTGGCGCAGACCCTCTGAACCTTGCACCTCAAGGACAATTTCCCACGACTCAGCAAAATTACGGAAAAGAAAGTTATACCTCCTATACCAACAGTCGAGACAGTCAAGAAGAGTATTACGGAACGGTTGGAGGTATGTTTATGGCCAACGTCGTAGACCCGATTGTCAAAACGTTACGTTACAGTAAAAAAATGAATACCATTGACCAGACGTATCAGAGCAATCTCAAGGGAGGCGCGAAACCTTTGGTGTTTAATCCACATGAACAACTGGTCACCACGCACCGAGAGATGGACGTGGAGAAGATTGGATTAAACTACCTCCATACAAACCGCCAACAAGGCACGACCGGGTATCAGGTGGCCAACCCGTATATTGAAGCGACCCAGCGACAATCTACACAGGGCGAGGTGTTTGGTCAACCCAAGGGAAAACAAAAGAACAAATCGTATGACGCGGAATACAACCAACGCAATACAGTGCGTGATGTCACCAATCGATTCCCCTTGGGAAATGCCAAACAATTGAACGTGGAAACCAATTACACCAGTTCGAACCGTGTGGTGGAAAACGATTATCGACAGATGGGGCGAGCCGCCTCGGTGCCAGATACACAGTTTTTAGGAACCTCAACGAGCGAACCTCAGCAATACCGCATCGCCAATCAGGACCCCACGTTCGACCTCTTGAAAGCATTCAAGAGTAATCCATACACACAACCCATTGGAAGTGTGGCTTAAATAAAATATATATAGATAGTATACATGCAAACGAAGACGACCTTATTTACCGCGTTTATTGTGACGATTGTATCGTTTGTGGTCCTGGATACCATCTACTTTAGCTTGATGTATAGATTCATGAATGAAACCATTGAAAAACTACAACGTAAACCGCTGGCCATACGTTACAGTTCGGCCCTAGTCTGCTACCTGGCCATGACGACTTTATTGGTCTATTTTATTATAGTCAAAAACCATACGATAAGGGAAGCATTCTTTTTGGGGTTCCTGGTCTATCTCATTTACGAAACCACCAATTATGCCATTCTGAGGGACTGGCCCATTTCTCTTGTTTTTATCGACAGTATATGGGGCGGCATCCTCTTCATGCTGGTTGCCATGATAAATAAAATATTTGTATAATCTACATGAAATCTACATCCAATTCAGGCCTATCCAGTTTCATGTTTTTCTCCGTGTTTAGCGGCGTGTTGGGCGCGCTGGCGTCCATGGCCTTGGTTGGTCTGATTTGTCTCACCTTTTTTGGGTTGGGGTATTACCTGATTGTGGCGTATAACAAGAAGGGAACTAAGCTGTTTGAGGACATTCAGCCTATGCAATATTTAGGTATCCTGCTCTGCTTGATTGGATGTCTTCCGTTTATCCAATATTTCTTCTTTGGGTTCTTGTCCAATGCCGGGGGTATGGTATTTGACCAGATGTTTGGCGGGGAGTAAATTATCAATAATCATCAGGTCCAATAAACGAATTATCTGAACGCATGATTAATTTATACATTACTTTAAAATAGTCATCCTTTCCCAATACCTTTATTTGTAATTCATCAAAAACATTATTCATGTAATCTTTCCAATCTATATTCCTACAATAGGGACACCTAAAGTATTGCGATGGACCATCATTTTTTTGTTTCGTTATTTTATCCCAACACTCACCACAAATAACACAATGACAATTTTCTATACAACATGTATGATTGTTATTATGCTTGGATGTAACAAGTAAATTAAACATATTACCTTCAACACGGTTAACCTTTTTATCCTTTAGCCATGTTACAAATTCTTCTTCCGATTTGGGTGAAAAAAACTTCTCAAAACATATTGCGCATTCCATGAAACAAATACACAAATCCCGTTTATATCTTTATCGTAAAGGCCTCAAGTATTTGAACAAGAGTTGTTCCACGACTTCATGCAAACGTTCAGGCAATTGGTCGGGCAATCCTCTATAGACCTCGGCGTGGTCCTCAATGAATACGAGTTGACCATCTTCCATCTTCAGATGATAATCTTTGTAAGGAACGCCGCCGGCCATGGTTGTTTTACACAGAAAGGGTTCGGGTTTATGCGTTAGGAAATGAATACCGATGCTTTCGTCTGGGTTTATAACTTCATAGGTCTCGTATCCCCATGTATCGGATGGACTCTCTTCAAAAAAACAGAGACAACGTTGTCCGTCGTATTGTCCAATAATGGTTTCGTGGTTCTGTTTATGGATGTTCATGCTATCGACCGAATAGGGTTCGGCTTTTACCTGGTCCACATACATCGGACCTAAAAAGTAAAAGGCTGGGTCCAGGATGTAATAGCTTGTCTCGGTTAAGGGAACAAGCAGCGAGACATGACAGATATCCGGAGTTCCCTCCACTCGAAAGATGTTAGGGACACTTGCGGGCACGATGAAAGACCGTATCTTGTAATTGGAAAGTAGGTATCGTTTGAGAAAAGTCGTCATCGCTATACAGTTTCCAGAATGGTATTTGTCCAACGTATGCGAGGACAGAGTTAGACGATAAGAGTGATAGGGAAAGGTTGAAAAGGCAATGTTTTCATAACAAGCCTCTAATGCCTTTTGTATCGCCTCGTTTGGCACGGTTTGGTTAAAGAGGGTAATCTCTCTTCGTTTCATTATATCATATAGAGAAATAATGAAAGGTAGTTTAGATGGAAATGATAAGTTCTTTACTGGAGACGTATCGGACGTCACGTAACCTACCTCATTTGTTGCTTCATGGCGATGTCCATTCTGGGAAACGAAAGGCATTACAGCAATTTCTGAATGAGATTTATACACCCGAAGAGAAACAGCAATACTGTATGTTTATTGAATGTTCCATGTGCAAAGGGATTAAGATGATACGAGATGACATTAAAGAATTCGTCAAGCAACAGTGTATTCATCCACATCTTTTTAAGAGTATCATTTTGTATGATGCGGAAAATCTCACGATTGATGCGCAGTATTCGTTGCGTCGTTGTATTGAAATATACAGCAACAAGAATCGTTTCTTTATTGTGACGTCTTACAAGGATAAGTTATTGAACCCCATTTGTTCGCGTTTTGTCCATGTGTATTTTTCCGGAAAGATGAACGTGTCTCCGTTGCCCGAGTTACCGCCCGAGTATACCCTATGGAAAGAACAAGGCGGGCTAGAGTTCATCGAACTACTCTATAAAAACGGGATACATGGTGACCGATTGTTACAGCATTATACAAAAAATGGCGCCTTACATGAATTTACATTCTTTTACGAAGAATTATGTAAAAAGGTGAAACACGAGAAGATGATACTCTTTTTTATCCTGAAACAGTTTGAACCGACCCTTTTTGTTTAGAAATTCGTTTAGAAAATGCGTTTTCTTTATCTAAATCTATATATGGATGATACAACGTCAAATATATTACAGGAATCCAAAAACGAATGGTCTATTCTGCTCATGAATTACGTGACCCCGCATATCATGGACGGGTTTCGTTCCATCTTTAACGAGTCGGTTCAGCTGTGTGATACGAATGAAGAACCCGAGAAGTATTTGATGACCTTTCAGAACCTGTTAACGCGCATTCCCAAGTGGAACCAACAGACGATTGACTTGGAGAAGGAACGAATTGTCAAGATGTGTAACTGTGCCTATTTGGAAGATTTGGTGGTGTGTGTGCACATTATCCAGATGAAGATTTTGAGTTGTGTTCGGGTGGGTTCCGAGACCAAGAAACTCAACATTGACATTCCTGATTTTGGATTGTTCGTTCACCAAGTCTATACCAACGTGGCTCGAAAGCTATATTCTTCCATTTATCTCTTTGAACTCGAAGTATCCGGACTTGAGAAGCAAAAGCGGACGCGCGAGTTTGAGCTCTTGGTCCAGATCTGCATCATGAATACGATTCGAGACCGTATTCCCATCGAGGCTCTGCTCCGTCAATATATTGATGAGTCGACAGAATACATTACAAAGGAGCCTGACGCCAAACCTGAGAAACCAGAGAAGCCTGTAGAGAAGCCACAAGATAAGCCCGTGGAGAAGCCTATAGAGAAGCCTGTAGAGGAGCCCGTATGCCCTGTGCCTGAACCAACTCCGGTATTGAAGACAGAGATCATTCCTATCGAGGAACCTAAACCCAAACTCTCTTTTAATCCAGAGGTAGAAACATTTGACCTTCCCCCCTTGGAATCACATGACGATTTTAAAATAGGGGAAGACATTCCTATCCAAGCTCTCTGTTTCGACGACATGGACAAGAGCGATACCTTGGATTTAGGCATCGTTGAACTGTAAATCGTTTGATGTCGACTTTTTTTCTTCCCTTCAAGTGTAATGGAGGAAATCTATCTTGGACTCATCGCAGGAGGTATGTTTTTTGTGGTCAAGCTTATTCTGGAGAAACTCAAATACGAGACAGAGAAACCCAACCTGTTGCGAGACAGTTTCTTGGTCACCGTTATCCTGATTACTCTTTTGTATCTCAAAACAGAATATTTGAAAACAGTCGACATGAAGACACCTGTTTTTGTCAATGAGCCCGGGTTTTAAGATGAAATTTAATTAAACCTATTCTCTTATTCTTTGTAATGAAAATAGCTTTAATCGGTCCTGGCTGTAAGCCAATTCCTCCAATTGGATGGGGTGCTGTCGAATCCATTGTATGGGATTATTATATTGAACTCAAAAAACGAGATGTCAACGTGACCCTTATCAATGACCCAAACTTAAACCAGGTCCTTCATCGAATCCTCACAGAGGATTATACCCATGTTCACATCATGTATGATGATCATGTAGTGCTTGTTCCCTACATAGACACGAGAATAAAGGTTTTTTATACATCCCATTATGCATATCTTACTCATCCAGGTTTCCAGAATATGCAATATTTTCATACGATATTCAAGCATGTTCTTGAATGTCCAACCATGAATATTCTTGCCATCAGTGAACCGATACGAAAAGTCTATATCCAATTCGGATATCCGAAGGAACATGTTCGAGTTCTGCATAATGGCGCGAGCTCTCAACTCTTCTCCTATACAGAGGTTCCTACAAGAGGAGACAGAACCCTTTATTTGGGTAAGGTTGAGACGCGTAAACGACAATACCTTTATCAGGGTATCCAGTCCATTGATTTTGTAGGTAATTTTCACGATTCATCCTTCGACCAGACCCATCCACATTATCTAGGAGAATGGACAAGGGAACTGCTCTATCAGAAGATGTCTCATTATGGAAATCTTGCTTTGTTGTCGGATGGAGAAGCAGACCCACTCGTGGTAAAAGAAGCCCTCATGTGCGGTCTGGGCGTGGTTCTAAGTGAATGTAGTGCTGCCAACTTAGAGAACAAAGATTTTATCACTATCATTCCAAACCATCGATTAGAGGACATTGCCTTTGTGGAAAAGGAAATTATCCGTAATCGCGAAATCAGTGTATCCAAACGAGAGGAGATACGAGACTATGGATTAAAGGTATTTTCTTGGTCTACCATTGTGGACCGATACATGAACATTTTACATTCATAAAGTATTTAAACCAGTCTTCCTTCTATCTGCATGAAGATTGGATTGATTGGTCCCGGTATTATGGCCATCCCACCTATTGGATGGGGTGCGGTTGAAATACTTATTTGGGATTATTATCGTGAATTAAGTAAACTGGGTCATGATGTTCACATTGTCAACAAAATGGGAACAAAAACATTACAATACTATCAAGAACTTGTTCACGAGATTAATCTTGGACAATATGACTTTATCCATATCCATTATGATTGTTTTTTCCAGATTGTTCCTTATTTATCCTGTAAAAACATTGGTATGACTAGTCACTATCCTTATATTGACCAAGTGGATAAGCATGCGCCCGATGGGTTCACCTCTATTTTTCAATTTATGGTTCAATATCCAGGTAAGTTCTTTATGCTTGCTCAAAAAGATGCCGATTTTCTTATTCGTTGTGGCGCAAAACCGGAACGTTTTCATCTCTTGGAGAACGGTGTCCCATTTGATGCATACCATTATACGGATGCTCCTACGCGCGGAGACAAAACCATCTATTTGGGGAAGATAACACCGCGAAAGAGACAACATATTTATTGTAAACTGGAAAGCATTGAACTCGTCGGACCCGGAGGCGAAGGATTGCCGAATTGGAAGGGGTCGTGGACGAGAGAACAAGTCTACCATAATTTGTCTCATTATGGAAATTTACTCTTATGTAGCGAGGGAGAGGCTGATCCTCTTGTGGTGAAAGAAGCACTGATTTGCGGACTAGGTGTTGTCGTCAATCGAACGTCTTCCAAGAATTTGCATGCGTGTGAATTTATTACAATCATTGAAGACGACCAAATGGATGACCTTACTTGGATACAGGGAAAGATAGACCAAAACCGGGAATACGCCGTAAACCATCGTGTCAAGATACGATCTTATGGTTCAATATTTTCAATGGAACATACCATCCAAAAATATATAAACATGATTACTATACCTCAATAAATGGCTACACTTGTGACCGCCTTTTTTGATATCAATCGAGAACAAAATGGAGATGGACGAAAACTAGCCGAGTATATGGAATGGATGAAAAAAACACTACAGATCAATTGTCATATCTATATCGTAACAGAGAAAAAGTTTATTCCTTTCATTCTTCAACATCGTCCCTTGAATTATCCAATGGTCATCAAGGAACAGACGTTACAGGATTGTAAGTATTATAAGTATTATGAACAAATGTCGCGCGTTTTAAAAAGTGACGAATACAAAAGCAAAATACAACATCCAACTCGGGTGGAATGTATCTTGCCTGAGTATAACCTCATACAGTATAGTAAATTGGGATGGCTAGAAGACGCGATTGAAGAAGACCCCTTTCATACCCATTCCTTTTTCTGGGTCGATATGGGGATTTCGCGGTTTTTCCTAGATGTCGATATTTCGAAGCCTTATCCTGGAGAGTGTGTTCATACGACAGACCGATTTATTATTCAACAACGACATGACCTTTTACATTATCCAATCGATGAGGAATTTGCATGGAAGTCGGATAATCTTCTCAAGGGCACCATGTTCGGCGGAGACAAAGAGGTGGTCCGAAATGTTTCAAAAGAACTGGAACATGTTTTTAAAACCCAAATGATAGATAAAGGTATTGTGAACAATGAACAAGTCGGACTGGCCCTTGTATGGAAACAACATCCAGAATGGTTTCATTTAGTGGATGACTATCCAGGTGTACATCTTATCCTATTTAAGCTCTTATCTCAATAAGGACCGCATTTGAAATTCATCTAATTAAAATATTCGTCAAGTAATGAGTTTCTCGTTAGTTCACGAATATTTTAATATTAGAAATATTATGCGAGTGGCAATCTGTCTTTCAGGACAGCCTCGAAAAGCGCTGGAAACATATCCAAACATTTATGAATATCTCATCAAACCAAACAACGCAGATGTCTTTATACATATGAACTATGAAAATGGATACATTGAAAAGACTCATATGGATAATGGCTCATGTATTTTTCAGGAAGGATTAGACCAAATGGTCCTCGACATGTATAAACCATTAAGTTATTTGGTTGAGAAACCGCGTGATTTTAAGAAACCTGCCTTTCAAGTTCCTGAAAATCGTATTCAAAATATCCAAAAGATGAACCGACATAAACAATGGACAGACGAACAATGTAAAACTCATTTTGTAAAACAGATGACCTCTATGTATTATTCGATCTATAAATGCAATGATCTCAAGGAACTTTACTCGGCTGAAAAGGGGATCATTTATGATTACGTCATACGATTACGTTTTGATTTTTGTCCTTACTCGCCGTTGTATTGTTCCATTTTAGACCCCACGTATTTGCATTATGTAGAACTCGGACAACCAGACCATTTGATTTCAGATTGGTTTAATCTTGGAAATAATGCGGTCATGAATGTGTATGCGTCCATGTATTTACAAATGGATTATCTGAATTCGTTTACCTATTTTAAGAAGGAAGAACGACTCGAGAACACAATAGAACCTTCTGATGTATGTGGAGGTATGGCTGAAGGTATGTTGAGGGATTTAATGCATCTACATAAAATCCCAAAACGAGGTATACGATGGGACATGTCCTTACATTAGTATGCTTAAGACATTCCTGTATACCCGACATTTGACAATTTCCTATGAGTAAACATGTTTTCATCTATGGAACACTTATTTTTTTGAGGAATAATACTCATACAAATAAAACCATGGGTCTACATGAGTGTCTAGTGGAAAAATAGGGTTGAATTTTTCAGGGTGTAGAATAAAAAGGGTGCCAAGGATCTGTTGGTCACATCCAATAAAATAACCCTGCTTCAGATAGAGGTCAAAGTAATGATAAAATAAATCATGTAATTCGAGTAAGGTATCTTTGTGAGAACCAAACATGGAACCTGAAAAATGAACCTCATTCTGTAAGAAAATCTTATGCTCTCTAAATCCGTTCAAAAGAATGATATCTAACTTGTCTCGGGTGAACTTTTTTGAACATGGATACGTAGACAAATAGGGTATTATTTTTTCCTCTCGAACATTACCCATGTCGTTCCATACAAAATAATCGGTATGAAATGGATTATCCACAATCGCTTGTTTGAGCAAATCAAATTTTGAGTTCCAAATCTTGTAGCAATCGATTCCTCTGCCACATGACGGCGTAGGGTCCAGCTCGGCTTGTCTATTCCAAATCGTGGGATAGTCCCTGCTTACTTTGAAGTCGTCGATTTCTCGGAGAATGACCTTGTATTGAATACTTTCGTTCTGCATCATGGATTGAATGTATTCATAATCGTCTTTACTTGTAAAGATTATCAAATTCGTATGGGTTAGGTTCATTATAAACTTGCGTATCCATTTAATATATTCATCTAATCGGTGTTTACTTTGTTTGAGACGATAATAGCAACTGACTAGGGTGACATCCATGACTAGACAATTGCAACTTTTTTAAATGTATCGAACAACGCATTCCAACGTTCTCTACATTTACCCACACTGAGGTTCTCTAAGATATATTGTCTCGGCTCGTAAGTGGCAAGGTTCGAGAGAAAGATGGGAAACTCCAGTTCAAATTGAAGTTTCGTATAGACTTTGATACCGCACCGTTCATCCCAGTAAGGAACACTCGTGCATAGAATATCTTTTTGGATGCTCGTATAATCCTGTAACATGGTTCGACAATCCCATACAAACAAGGGAACGTCTGCCAACAAAGCTTCTTGTATCGCAAACCCATGTGTCTCGTATGCGTCAAGAATAATCCCATATTTACTTTCTTTCAATGCCGCAATATAGTCTTCTTCCTTATACCCTTTTCCGTATTCGAAAACAGTATAGGCAATATTGTTTTTGTCCAAGTAATCCTCTATTTCAGCGAGTTCAAAGGGGTCGCGATGTTTAAAATACACCATGACTTTTTGACGGGGTAGACCCGTGGGACAAAAAGTCGTCGTGTCAACTGGAAAGGGGAAAATGTATAGAGGTAAAAATATTGCCGCATTTTTAGAAGTCCACGCATCAAGAATCCACTGACTCTGTAATAGATAACTACTATTTTGATGGATGTTGTGAATCCCCAATAGTTTCGTATCTGGAAAGAGGGAAAAATGCGGACCAAAAAAAAGACCTTGTCTGGATAAAGAGAGGTATTGATAGGCGCAGACGGAGAATAAATATGACTATATTGTGGTATATCTTCCATCGTTCCATAGGTATAGTCACCCTTGAGCAACTCCTCTAATCCACGCTGATTTTTGAAGTGTAGTCCACCAATGATCAATAACATAGGTTACGAATAGAAGAGAAGAAAAAGAATACGAAACCTTATATTTTAATCCATGTCGTGGGGAATAAGTCCGACGTGTCTTTTGCTTGCGCGGGTCCAAACCATTTGGATGGATAGGTGACGATTTTATCAGGGGTTGTATTGAAATATCCACCCCACCAACTAAAGGTGCTATTGGCAATAATCTGATGCGAACAACACGACATCAATGCCAACTGTTCATAATCGGGTATCGTCGTATCGATTGAAATAAAACACATGTCTGGAAAAAGAGGTTTCAACAAACGAATGTATTCATCGACGTGTTCTTTGTCTCCTTCCTCGTAAAAATAAAGAACCCTTCTTGCCGAGGTCATTCGCAACATCACGTTGAGTGCACTCGTATAATAAGAAAGAGGTAAGATGGGATGATGTTCCGGAAAATACTTGTAATCTCCTACTCGAAAATGCATGGAAATAAAGTCGGTGTAATCAAAGGGGTATTTTTCCCGAGTTTGCGCAAGGGTTTCCTTTAACTGGATATGTTCAAAGACGACGTGTTCATTTTTTTGAAAATACTTGTAAGACTGGAAGTATCCAAATAGTTTAAAGGGTTGGTCGATCAGGCGGTAAGGTTGAATAGGAACATATTGAAAACCGGTTTCTTGATACACTGGCAAGGGAATAGGCGGTTTCAAATACTTACGCAAGGGAGTCAAAAAGGTATCCCAATAAAAGGGACGGTCTTCACGTGCAGCTGGAAATTCTTCAATCATGAATTCTTGGCGATGGGTCTCGGCATAGGATATCAGGTTAAACAACTGAAACAATTGATTGCCTAGTCCACCCATCAAGGCAGTCGTAATCATTAGCATGAATGGATATTTTAAAAGAATAAAGTAAACCCATTATATATGACACTATTTATTCCGAAACGTTATCTTCCGGCACAACTTAGCGAAAAAGATAGACGGAGACAAATGCGGGGTATACAAAAGTCTAGACGGCTTTACCGACAAGGTATTTATGTGCCTCGTCCACATGTCACGTTCAAGTCCAAACCTTCGCCACATGTCAAAAGAGCCAAATTCATTTTTCAAGTGGAAAACATTCTTCCTACACGTGAATTGGCCAAGGCAACGGGTTGTCCTCTCGCCGTGTTAAAAGGAATTGTGAAAAAAGGGGAAGCGGCCTATTATTCGGGTGGGTCTAGACCCAATCAGACGGCTCAATCCTGGGCCATTGCGCGTCTAGCCAGTGCTTTGACAGGAGGGAAAGCATCCAAGGTCGACTTTCACCTTTTGCGGAAATGTAATCCTACGAAAAAGGCATACCGTTATGCGATAAAACCCAAATCTTTATCTAAAAAATGGATACCAAAAAAGGATTAACCATGCATAATAGACTAAAAGGATATTGACAAACCAACACCATACCGAACCTCTTGTCTCTGGAAGATGATAACGAATAAAGGTAATCATGCCCAGCACGAGCGCCAAAGACACTTCGACCCATAACTCGGAATAGATAGGACCTATGAATAAAAAGACAAACCATCCAAATACAAAGAGAGAATACCCTTTGAAGAATCCCCATTCTAATTGTCCATGCTCGCCTACGACCGTCTTCTCTACCGTAAGCTTACCCAGGACCAGGACCCAAAAGACGTAGACCACTGCCAATAACTCTCGCAAGTCTACCTCTTTTATCAGAGACAAACTAAAGATGGGTTGTAGAAGGAGTAGCGCTAGACCGAATCCACTCCACACCAGGTTATAGTCGTTGTTCAAGTTTCGCCATAGAAAGTATTCTACCAACTGCATCAACAAAATGGATAACAGGAATAGATAAGCAGCAAGGGAGTGTATTTCCTTGATTTTATAAGGAGTATAGAGATTGTTATACAACACAAGCCCTAACACAAAACTACTAAACAAGAATGTATTCATAGATACATGCTCGTTCCAACACATTAGATATTAGATTAGAGCTCGACAATTATTTGGGTTAAAATTTAGTCTTTTTTACATTAATCTTTTGCTTGATATTCTTTTTGGAGTCAAAGGCTTGTTCTTCGTCTTCGTTGTTGGCTTTCATCTTCCATAACTCGGGAGCACATAGTTTAAAGGGTGGGGTAGGATTGGCTTTGTACCAGGCGACCTGGGAGGTGAGCTCGTTACTTGAACTGTTGTTGCAAATCACTAAACATTCGAAATTCTCGGTGCATTGGTCCATGACTTGACAGAACGATTCAAAGGTGGGAAACATGCCGGCATAATTCTCGTAAATACGTTTACGATTGGCGATGTAAGGCTCTCTTAAGATAAAAACATAATCCACGTTGGTTCGTAACTGGGGAGGAATACCTAAAGGGTATTGCATCGTAATAATCAACATGATTTTCCAATGTCGACCGTTCATGAAAATCATACGCATCAGCTCGTTCTTTGACCAAGAGCTGTCATACAAGCAATCATCCAGGATGACAAAGGTCCGCGGGTCAATGCTACATTTCTTATACATGTCCATTTGGGTTTTCACCTGTTTCATCACCTGTTTTTGTCTCAGTAAAATATTCTGTATGATACCGGTTTCGAACTTCGAATGAATCAGCACAGCAGGCACATGGTTTG